GTCTCCTGTACTATACCCATGTCCTGGATCAAAAACATTTACAAGTATTGAATCTGTTGCACCAGCACTCATTGCGTTCTCATCTAACATATGTGCTACAGGTGGCTCTACTCTTCCCGGTCTTGCGTGTTGTAGTCCTTGTGCATCACCTCTAAAAATTCTTGGCTGTAACAGAGGTGATTTTGGTTCATATTCAGTATAATGAACCCACGCGCCATTCCATTCTTTAACCATTTCTCTATATGGAAATTGCAAACCACTCCTATCTGAAATAGCTATTGCATATATACCTGTGGCATAATCAGACATTTGGATAATATGCCTGTGGCGTTATATAAGTACTAGTTGAAGATCCATCTTCAATAAGAGCTCTATTTAATTCATCTTCATATAACATTTTCATTTGTTGAACCATTTCTGGTTTCTTTTTCTGTGATAAATAAAAAGCTAAACCACTAGTCATAGCAGGAACAAAACGGTAAGGCACATCACCAACATTACTATAGTTTCCTACATCCTGTATTCTTTTAACATAATAAAGACCTATGTAATTACTTGCTGCAGTAGCATCAGGCGTTGGGTAAAGTGATATAACCGTTCTATCAATAAAACGTTGAATATAATATTGTGAAGGTTGAGATTTAGTTAGTTTATTAGAAAGACCAGAATAAGTTGATCTATTAATTTTTGTTAATGCAGAATCTGATTGGTTAACTGTATTATAGTCTCTTCTATAGGTAGCTTCTAAAACATCATCTATACCATAGATACCATTAACTGGAGCAGTAGTTGTACTTGTACCATCTCCTGTACCTCTATAAAAAACATACTCAGCTTGGCCTTCTATTAAATCAAGATTAGTTCTTCCAATTTCCCAATAGTGTAAACCCCTATTGGCCCATTCTTGAAACATAATATTTAAAGAACGTCTAGCCGACTTAAGCTCATAGCCGTCTACAGTTTTAATACCTATACGATCGTAAGATTCTTGAATAACGTCGTCTATTTCAAAAGTACTCTCGAATGTAGTTGTCCCGGATGTACCCATAAACTACCTCCTAGTTAAATGTAATAGTAACACCTGTTGTAGCAGTTAGAACGGCATGTACCCCTGTTTTAAATCTGATACCACTACCTGGAATGAATATTGAAAGTCCATCCTCTCCAAATATGAAAGTATGTGAAGTACCGGTTGCCGAAGTTGCATCATACAAAACCAAAGTAGAACTTGCGACTCCTTTTGCCTGTATAGAAGTTACTCGGCAAGACCCAGTATGCATGGTTGCTGTAGCTGCAGTATGTGCTGTTCTTTGGTCACTTGTAAAAGTGCTTCCACCCATAATATTTTCCTCCTAAATTAGTGGGGCCGAAGCCCCACTATTAATTATTTATTAAGCTAAATTATTGTTTTGTTGATACAGAACAGTAATTCTACCTAAACCTGCTGTTGCAGCAGATCCAGTTTGGATATACTTACAAGCTAGTGTGACATCTGAAGTGCCTACATCTAACCAATTAGCAAATAAATTCCATGCGCCATTTTGCGACGTTGTGATTAAAAGCGGTGCATCGTCAAGATATAAGTCAGAATTTCCGACTATACCAACATCAACAGTATTAGTTGTGCCCGCATCAAAAGCAGTTTCAATTGCAAGAACCACACTTACGATTTGTGAATTTGCAGGAATGATTATTCCTAAAGTTTTATCCGTTGTGTTCGCGAAAGTGAAAAAGTCACTCTGTGCCATTAAAACTTGGCCAGTATTTGTACCTGCACCCTCTCGAACGGTTCCGGCCTTAATTGGTCCGGAAAAAGTTGTTGTACCCATAATGTTATCCTCCTAGGTAAAGTTAATGCAGTCTCTAGGCCGTCTGGTCATGTCTGCATTTAGCACACTATACTCTCTTAAAATATTTAATGCAAATAAAAAGGGGCGCCGAAGCGCCCCTCCTTAATTTAGGTGTGACCTAATAGTTCTACTGATTAAGCACCAGCAGATCCATAGATACCACGCCAGTCAGACCAGCCGAAGCTGTATCTTTCTCTGGCTTTGTATCTCATGTTACCTGTTTCGAAATCACCTTCCATAGCAGTTTTAAGAGCTGCTCTTGTAAAGTGTTTCATACCATTAGGAACATCAGTTTTAATGAACCATTGCGCGCCATCATCGATGTAGTTATTAACTACAAAACCTTGAGGAATCATCCCCATAGATTTAAGTGCATTGATATCATTATCAGCTGTTCCAACACGTTGAGCGGATTTTGTAATCCTCTCAGCAGTGAATTGACCTTCAGCAGGAATAATTAGTTTCATTCCTCTAGCAGCAATTTTAAGACCTCTTTCGTCTTTGAAATTGCCAATGTCAATCATTGCTTGCTCAAGAGAAGTCTCAGACAAATCCGACGCAGTGGACGGTATATTGCTAAGGTTCCCCGCAAGTGTAGGGTGAGCGTTTCCGAGTAAAGATTCGCCGTCTCCACCTACTGTGGTGAATGCAAGATTTAATATATTTGCACCCTTGGTTTGCTTCGTTTGAGCCATAGAACGTGCAAGTGCCTTAGTATAACGCGTAGAAATCTTATCATACAAGTTATCTTCAACATTTTCCTCAGTTAGTGAGAATGCGAGAGCGACTGTCTCATGTTGGTATCTTGCAGTATAAGTTTCTTGTGCGGTATCATATAGCACAGCAGCACCTTCAGCTTTAACGCCTGCTTTGTCGAAACCAGTTAACATTACGTCTTCTTCAAACGCTCTGTCACTAGATTCTGTTTCGAAAATCTCTTGGTTTTGATTTTCGTAGTTTTTGTACTCAAGTCCAAATAGTGCATTCAGACCTGGCTCTAGCTCTTTTGCTAGTTGTTGTCTTGATATAGCCATAGTTTATGTCCTCCTGCTATTATTTGAACTTATGTTCGTTAATCAGAACGTTGTATACACAATTGATAGCTGTATTGTCGTTACGACCTACCGCTGTAGAAAAACCTACAATACGTAGGTTAGCATCAGATCCAATTGTACTTACATCTAATTCTGTGTTTGAAACACCAGTCGCCGCTGTACCTGCTGCAACTACCATGTCTCCTGTTTTAGAGAGATCGGTAACAGCTGCTGCTGTCGCTGTATCTCCTTGTACTTCGAACACCTGATAGGGATCGTCGTACACGAAACATGTAGCCGCCTGCGAAGCGGGTCTAGTATTTTTAAAAGTTGGTTTCCCATTAGTATCGTCGAAGTTAGAACCCCAGAAAATACCGATAGCTGCTGTAGCATCCGTATGCAGCGCATTTGCTGCTCCGTTTTGCACACCACCTGAACCTTCATCAATGATTACTAAATCACCTTGAGATATAAGTGTACCATATCCTGCTAGTGCAGGATAAGCGCTATCTGCTGAGGCGGTTCCTCCGCCAATCTTACCTAATGGATTAAAACCAAACGGGGCATCTAAGTTTGCCATATTGTTATCCTCCTTAAAGGTTTTTATTTAAATCGATGGTTAGATAAGACTAAGCCTTATTTGAGCCACCAAAAGTTACACGAGTCTGCCGTTCTTGATTGATCGGCATACTTGGATGCTGTTCCTTTAAGACATCGTTTTCTAAAGCCTCATTGCGATCCATAGTTTTCTGCCTATAGTACTCTTCACGCGACTTTGCGAGCTCTTCGGTTATCCTTGCCAGCACAAGGCCACCAACTCCGATTACCCCTGCGTATTTTCCGGTAGCCACTGATGGATAATCTTCACCCGGATATTCGTCAGCTCTCACTAACTCCCATCCAGATCTAATATTGCCGGTTATATTCTTTGTATCATCAAAGCCCATACTTTCGGCACGTAACCATCTATGTCTATACCCATCTGGCGCAGGTGGCGCATCTAGTGATGATGGGGGAGCCCAAACTTTGGGTTTTTCGTCTTTAACCCTAGTTTCGCTCGCGCGGGAAGTTTTCTTTAGTTTATCTTTTGTCATGCTGTGTCCTCCATCGCGGTTAATTGTTTTGCATACTCTTCAAGTGGCACACCTAGTCTTTTAGAAATTGCGACCTGTGATGGTGTGAGCTTCACAGTTCTTCTGCGTCCTTTTGCGGCCGGACGAGTGGCACTTGCTACATTTTGAACAGGTTGTTCTGTAGATACATCCTTTTTATCAAATTTATGCGGAAAATCAAGTCTTATTCTTTTATCAACTTCTGCATAATATTCATCAGACGCTCCATCAAAACCTTCCTCTTCCACAAGTTTTTTATGTATATCAAATGCAGTGTAAGTCATTGCATTATCAGTACCAAACCAAGAATTTTTAGCTGCCCAAGCATCCGCTTTAGGATCAGGTGGTCTCTTTGGTTGTTGTGTTTTTGTAGCATGAGGTACTCTAGAAGAATCAGTTTTCGGAGCTTCTTCTATCTCTTTCATCCTAGCAAGTCGTGTAGCATCCATGGTTAATTGAGCAAGTTCTGTTTGAGCAGCTACTTGTTTCTCAATATCACCAGCATTTATAGCTTGTGCTAGTTTTGTTTTTACAGCATCAATATTCGTTGTGACTCTTTTTTCAAATTCTTTAGTATAATCTGAATCTAAAGAACTATAGCGTCTTTTCATTCTATCGGCTGTGTCTTTTTGGTTTTGTGCAAAAGATATTGCTTCTTCTTTTTGCCTTTCAGCTTCACGCATCTTACGTGTAAGTTTAGCAATTCTTTTTTGCACACCTTCAGAATATTCTGAAAGTTCTTCTTGATTTTCTGAAGCAGGTTTTTCTTCTTCTTCTTCCACTTTTTCAGCGGGAGATTCTTCTACTTCTATCTTATCTTCTTTTGGTTCTTCCGCAGGTTTATCAAGATCAATTTCTTGTTCTTGTTCGTCTGCTTCACCAACGTCGATTTTTTCATCTGGCATAGTATAATCCTCCTATGATTTACATTGCGTGAATCAAATCCTTAGGATCATCTATTGTCCCAAGAATCTCATCATCGTTTAACATTCGTATCTCTCCGCCTTCAATTTCCATTCGTGATCCTGCATACCTTGCAAATATCACCCAATCTTTTTCCGCGCACCACGGACCTGTAGGATATCTCTCTTTGTCATTATAACATAAAGGTCCGAGCTTCAAGACGTATCCAACTTGGACCGCGGCTCGGGCTCTATCTAATGCTTCTTGTGCAATAATAATTCCACCTTCGCTCTTCTCTTTAAC